GATTGATTTCCACCATCTGTTAGTGCCATATCAAAGTTAGTTCCTGGATCCATACCTGAAAACCTACGATTTGCAGGACTATTTGGTGCACCTGCTGGTGTAGGCCATGTGTCGTTACCGATGGTTGCAAGTGGTGCAAGAGCATTTGCCCACATTATAGTTGTTGGAGATTGAGTGTTAAATAAGGTTTGGGTATGATAAGGATTATTTGGTTGTTTATCAAATCTTGCACCCTTTTGACCTGATGGAAAATCTAATGCCTTAAATTCAGGATTATTTGAACCTAATGCCAAACCTATACCAGGATGGTTTGTAGCACTAAAGTTACTCGTTTGATTTGGACTTTGAGATGGACTGTGAAAAGTCATATCGGCATTTAATCTCGATGACAAGTCAAACCAAGTATCGTCAGGTGAACTAAAACTACTTGGGTGTCCTACATCCCAATGACCAATCATATCAGGACCATTTGTAAGTGAATATTTTGCTGGCCCATTGTGAACCTTTAACCGATTCATAAAATAATTTTCTGTTGGTAGTATTTCGTATATGTCCCAATGTGATTTTTTACCAGAAACTTCCTTCATACTCACCACCTTACAAGGAACAAATCCACCATATAAACCTTGAACTCTTTTGAAGTGTTTAGGTTTTGGAGTTAAACATATCATACCAGGTCGTAACTTCATCACCGACATATGTTTTACCTCATAGGTAAGTTTAGGGTCGTATGAAGCCCAACCAAAGGTAGGTTTTTTCTTTTCAACTCCTGCTGTATTATGAGTTCCAAACTCCTCTCTACCATCAGTTCTATCCATACGGATATCGTAGTCCATCGAGTTTATCACCTTGAGTGGTTTTTCGAATAAGAATTCACTTGTAAAAAATGTTCCACTACATTCAAATGTTATCTCTACCACCCTTTCTGGCATCTCAGCATCTTTTGCCTTGGACATAATAGCAGATACCAATTCCTTTTCATCGGAACTTAAAACTTCTTGTCCTTTAATTGGATTGACAATTATACTATCAACACCACTTATAAAATTTTCGTGTTTTGCCTGTATTTGAAAACCATTGTGTTCAATTACATTATCCTCAACCTGTATAGCCTTTACTCTTGTTTTCTCTGAAATCACATCAACGGATTTTACTTCTACCTTTTCATTATTTCTCAACAACACATCACCAACTTCGATTAAATGTGCTGGTTTAAAATCACCCCTTTTGAATTGATAAACCAATACTGATGCGGAATGTGAGAAATCAAACTCACCATTGATTCTAATATACTTGTAATGAAATGGTGAATGTATGTGAACATTGGAATTTACAAAATCTTTACCAATATCATCTTTATAAAGTAAATTTGAATGACCTATACGATTAGGAAACAATGTATTGTCTTTTTGGTGATAATCATATAGTTGGGTATAAATATTTGGTGTCATGTTGTAGAAGTCATTTTTGAAATATAAAGAATAGTGTTTAATCTCAACATTAAATCCTGATTGATAATCAACATCACTTTCGATAAATTCTTCTACATAATCAAATTCAGAGAGGTGTGTAGTAAATTCTTTTTTAGAATTGAACTTTTTAATCGATATACCATTTTTTTTATCTATGTTGGATTTCTTAAAAACAAAAAGTTTGTCCTTTTCATATATGGAATTATCAACAGACCATTTTGGAGTTGAAACATTCTGCTCACTCATAAACTTTTTTAACGCTAACTTATTAGCTGCAAATTTATCTACAAGACAAGTTTTATCCCATGCTATTCTTAATATAAAATCTTTTTGTTTATTATATTCAAAATCCCAAATATCATTTTGGGCATTACAAGATTGAATAGAAACTTTCTTATCTATCCTACTACAGGTTGCTTGTAAACTTTGATACCATTTTCCCTCAAGGATATTATCGTATTCACTATCTTCCACCAATACAATCACATTATCATATTGCCATTTTTCAAGGACAGAGACTATTGGGTTAAAATCAAACCACTCGACTAAATCATCATCAACCGCAGTATTGGTATTTACCTCTAATATATTTGGTTCATAATTCTTGGGTATGATGTCCCAACAAAATAGCAAAGCTTCATTTCGTTTGAGAGAAACATTTCCAGTAAAAAAGTGGTACTGAATTTGGTCTATAAAATTGTCTACAACCCTTTTATATACTAATTTATCAAATAAATCTTTCATACTTATAAATATACACTTTAATGATTTTTGTTAAACAAAAGAAGGGCCATGAATCCAAGTAACAATGGCATATCGTGTTCCTTTGGTCACGGGTGTAACTCCATGAACAAGGTATGATGGAAAAAATATTATAGTACCAGGTGTCTTTGGATACATTGAATTTTGTTTACCATCTTCGGATTCCATTCCAACACCATTAAAAATTAAATCACCACCTTCGTAATCATCGTTTAGAATTATAGTAGAGGATAATTTTCTCAATGATGTGGGATAAGTTGGCCCGATATCTATGTGTGGGTCATACTTTCCTTGTTCATCACCATCATACCTCAAATATATTGATGGTTCTGCTATCATTGTTAGATTAAATTTATAAACGGACTCGTTGACCTTGTATACCAAATCTTCTAACTTTTCATAATACCAATTGAACTCAGCTGAGGGTGGAATCATTGTTTCGTATGCAATTCTTTCTGAACTCTCGGTTCTAATTCCCCCATAATTTGCATCACCAGATGTTAGGGCCTGATGTTCAGGATTGCCTTCCATCAACTTTAATAACTCTTGAAGTCTTTTTATCTCAAATGTTGTAAAGGCTCCTTCGATAGAAAATGGTAAATTTTCTTTTAACTCTTGTGAGAGTTTTCTCATACCTAACTGATTTCTTATTAATTGCATTTTATTCTCCTAACAATATTTCTTTGTAACCTTCTTTTTGTCGATGGTCTACACTTAAAGTCCATTGATGTGTTGGTTTAGTATTAATATCAAAACATTTATCAAGTATCATAAGTGTTTTTGGTACTGGATTTTCAATTCTTAATAATTCTCTTTGGAAAAATCCATCTGAAATATACATAATATCTAACTGTAATTTATCATACTTACCATATTCACTATAGTAATAAATTTTTGTGTTGTAGTCTTTTTTATCAAACTTATACCAAATATTTTTTGGTGTTGATTTTGGTTGATTAGGTTTTTGCATCCACCCAATCTTCATGGTGTTCTTTGTAAATATTTTCAAATGATGTTCTATTATTTCATTAAATATATCATCTTCCATATAATTTTCTTTAGATAAAATATCATCCAATAAAAAATTATCATCATCTATATACACCAATGGGCCGAGGGTATTAGGTACTATCTTATGCATTGATGGTTGCTCCTACTCTAATGGTTCTCATATGACTCTTTGAGTGAATATTTCCTGCACAAACATACCTTGAACCTTCAAATTCTTTTGATTTTACCTCATGATTTAAACTACCAGGAAAGAAAACCAAAAGTCCTTTTTCAGGATTTACATTTCCGTAATCATCTATTTCTAATGGTGGAAATCCATCACCTTCATTTAAATAAAGACAAAAAGACCAATTTGATGGAGCATGTGCATGTTTTCTTGCATATTCTCCACTCTCATATTTTGCAACCCAAATATCGTCAACTGATAAATTGAAATTCTGTTCATCTAAAATAGAATTTATTATATCTAAAATGACATCATATCTTTCTTTGTATTGAGAATAAATGTGAGATTTATAACCACTCATTGCACAGAATAAATTAGTCTTATGGTACATTCTATCACCATCATTATCGACAATCTCCATCAAGGATTTCATCAATTTGTCATCATCAATTTTATACTTAATAACACTTGGTGGTAAATTTTTTTCATACCACTTTACTTCAGGTGTTAAGCATTTTACAGAATCAGTTTTCATTACCCCATCAAATCAGGTTGTACTTCTAATCCAACATCCTTTAACATACTCGATGGTACTTTACCACAATTTCCACAACTATAGATATCTATTGGTGCAAGTGCCTCTTGACCAGTAGGACTCATAAGTGCAGATATTCGTTTAATTATAGTTGCCTTTATCCAAACATAGTTTCCACAATCCTCACACTTCATTGTATCCGCCTGTGATAAATCAAGTTTAACACCTTGTGGTTCAGGCTTTTGACCTGGCTGTGGTCTAAATTTTCTTTTAGCCATTTTTACTCCTTATATAATTTCATCAATTAATCCATACTCTAAACAAGTTTTTGCATCCCACAATAAATCATGTTTCAGTATTTCATCAAGTTTTTTCATTGGAACTTTAGTATATTTCTTATACACATCTTTAATTGTTTTCATCATTAAATCAAGATTTTGTTTCTCGTCTTCGAAGTTAGAATATGTCCCCCAAAACTGACTTGATAATTGATGAATCAACATATAGGAATTACGACTCATAAATCTATAATTACCCACCACCGATAGGAATGTTGCTGCACTTGCTGCAAATCCGTCTACATATGTGTGAACAGGTACTTTTGTTCTCAATATAGTATCCATAGATGCTATACCACTAACCACACTACCACCACCTGAATTTATGTATATTCTTAAAGTTGGTGGTACTTCCAAGTCTAAACTATTTTGTAAAGTTAAACTTTTAGATTCTATCTCACCTATCTTTTTATTAAGTTCAGATGCACTATCCCTATTAACACTTGAATAATAGTAAATCTTATTCTCGTGAACTGAAATATGTTTTTCTGATTTACTTGTAGAGTTTGTACTTGTTTTTGGTGATTTTCTCTCACCCCAATATCTTTCCATTAGTCTTCATCCAATATGACATCTACAATTTTAGATTGCTTTACTAAGATTGTTTCGAAAACAAATGGTGAATCCTTTACCCACTCATTCACTTTAGATTCGGCCACAGTAACAGAATCACATTCTACCAAGTAACTTCTTCTAACTTTCTTTTCCTTAACACCATTTTTCATTTGTATTTCTTCAATAAATACAACAGTTGCTTCAAAAAACATTATAACTCCTTATTTAATAACACTTAAAATTTCTATTAACATCGCCATCGCGTTGATTTCTTTATCCACTACCTGTGAATCACTTAATTCATATTTAGCAATAATTAAAATACAATCAGCTACATGACCTTTACCATAACTATCAACTTCATCGTACAAAAGACGGAATAAATCAGCAAAGTCTGTAACTTTTGCGTCTGCCAATAACTGACGAATATTCTTGAAGGCATTTTTTCTATCTTGTGTCTTGAGTATCTCCAACAACTTCATCTTGTAGTCGTTCTCCACAATACTCTGTTTATCAATTGTTAGTTTACCACCAAGTGATTGTCGTTGTGCTCCGTTGATAACTCTTCTTATATCAGGATAACCACTATTAACCAATATACCCAAATCCTCTCTATCGTAACTCACACTCTCTTGAGTTAAAATATTATGTAGATGTTTAGCTACATCATTCTTATTTGGTGGAATCACTTGAAAAGATTGACACCGAGATTGTATCGGGTCGATAATTCTTTCTACAAAATTACAAGTCAAGATGAACCTACAATGTTTACTAAATGTTTCCATCAGATTACGAAGTGCGGCTTGTGCGTTTGGTGTGATGTAATCACACTCATCCAAGATGATAACCTTGTAATCCTTGAAACCCATAGTGGATGCAAAGTTCTTAACTTTACTTCTGACGGTTTCCACATTGTTCTCATCCGAGGCGTTGATGTATAGATAATCACAATCTATGTTATTGACGAGTAACTTAGCTAATGTGGTTTTACCAGTTCCAGCCTTTCCAAACAACAAAAGGTGTGGTAAATCACCACTATCTAAATACACTTGAACTTTACTTTTTAATTGTTCATTTCCAATGTATGTATCGAGTGTTTTTGGTCGATGTTTTTCAACCCATAATGTATGTTCTTTCATATAACCTCTTTTTAATAAATATCCTTGTCCAACTTGTTAATTAGTTTTTTTTCCATATCCAAATCGGTTCACCAAATGCTATGTTTTCGGTTTCTTTAGCCTTTTCTTTTAAATCTTCTGAATAGTAATCACTAACACCTTTACCAGCACCTGCTGAATTAAACCTCTTGGTCATTTCCATTCCAATACAACCTTCGTATTTTAATCCTTGTGACTTAATAAAATCATTCATGGCATTTGTTATATCCACATAACCTTTTACAGACTCATGGTAGACATCTGCAATATTCACGGCAAGTATACCATCCTTCTTTAATGTAGGTATCAACTTACCGATTGTTTTGTGTAGGAAATTTTCATTCCAACTATCGATTGTGGTGTATCGTTTGAAACTTTGGGTATCTTCATCACTATACTTTTCCACATCAAAATAAGGTGGTGATGTAAATATGGTATCGAAATGATTTTCATATTTACTATAATCCACATCTTCTGCTGGACTACAGATTAAATCTACCTTCTTTTCTTCTTCGAAAAATGTTTGGTGTTTATTGTAGAACTCAACTTGTCTCTTATAGTTTGGATGATTGAGGGAGTTGGGGTCAATCCCAACATATGATTTTGTAGTCTCTCCACAAAAAAACCCAGCCAACCTATCACCCCAACCAGCACTAAAGTCGAGTACATTAACACTTCCAAAATAGTCATAAAATGCCTTTGCTATACTTGGTTTGAATTGTGATGCTACATACTTTCTAAGTGTTGTTGCCATTCGTATGGATTGTAAATCTACCTTTAGTAAAACCTTGTCTAAAGTATAGTATGCTCTCACAATAGTTTTTATTCCCTTGACTGTCTGCCATGTTTTCCATCCACTTGGCATCCTTGTCCAATCCACCTTCCATCTCGTCTCTATGTGAAACGGATTGGAAGCATTGTTACCTTTATTGTCTCGTTTGAAATACTTTGGTGTGAGTTCGTATTTGGTATCTCTTTCATTTCTTGGAAACCATTTACCCTCAATTAGTAAATCAGGCCATTTCACACCTTTTAGTTTGTTCAAACTTTTTAAAGTATCTTTTTCTGATATTTTAGGTATAGGACATGGATATGTATGTAGAGCCTTTGATAACTCCTCTATAACATCGTCCTTCTCGTATGTATCTAAAATATACTTCCATTCCTTCTCATCAATAAATAGGTAAGGTTCCATATTGTAGAATTTTTTAAAGTAATCTGTTATTTTTTCCATACCCAAATAGGTTCTCCGAATTTTTTATCTTCTTTGTTTTCAAGTGACTTCTCTGTCCAAACTGAACCTTCATAACTTTTAGCAGTTCCAGCTCCACCACTATTTGGTCGTTTAGCCATCTCCATTCCGATACAACCTTGATAGGTTCCAAGCTTTGATAGATAGTCATTCATAGGATTACAAATCTCTAACCAACCTCTGTCGGTACTCCATTTCGCGTTTGAATAAACATCACTTATATTAATCAATACATAACCACCTTTTTTCACACTATCCCAAAGTTTACCCAAGGTCGAATGTAAGAAATCTTTGTTCCAATCATCTATATCTTTATATCTAACCCAACTTTGTGTATCATCGTAACTATAGCGTTCAACACTAAAGTATGGCGGACTCGTAAATACCATGTCGAAATGTTCTTTGTACGAGGCGAAATCAAAATCTTCTGCAGGACTACAATGGAAATCACACTTTCTATCGTGTTCAAAAAATCCCAAATGTTTTTGGTAAAACTCTGATTGTTCCTTGTAGATAGGGTGATTCTCTTTTCTTGGGTCTAAACCAACATAGTGTTTTCCATATTCACTTGCATAAAATCCAGCTAATCTATCACCCCAACCCATTGAGAAATCAAGTATGTTTTCAGACTTGAACATATCATAAATTATCTTTGCAACATTAGGTTTGAATTGAGAACAAATATACTTTCTCAATCCAATCATGGTTCTCAGTATATTTTTTGTAATCTTAGGCATCTTCAATGAGTAAGCACTCCCCATAAGTGTCGTCATAAACTTTTCTGATTCCCAAGTTCTCTTGGGACCAGGTGAAACCGAACCATCTACACTCCATCTATTTTCTATTTGAAAGTAGTTACTCGATATATTACCAGCATTTAATCTTCTAAAATACAATGGTTTCCCATCATGTAGTAAATCATATGTGTATTCGGTTCCCTCTCTAGCATACCAATCACCCTCAACCATAATTTCGTTCCACTTCATACCCTTGAGTTTTTGGAAATCCTTGTATGCTTTCTTTTCGGTCAAATCAGGATAGGGTAATGGATAGGTCATGGCAACTTTAGCAAGACTTTCCTTCACATCTTCCTTATCAAATGTTTCTTTTATGTATTCCCAATCCTTTTCATCAATCTCAAGGTATGGTTTCATGTTGTAAAATTTATCGAAGTAATCCAAATACATTAAAAGAACTCGTGTTTAATTGTTTGTTTCATTTCTATTTTTATCTTTTCGTAAAACTCTTGTCCGTATGTTTCGACAAGTGCTTCCTTTGATTGCAACCAAATCTGTTTGACTACATTTTCTATCTTATCATCCAATATCAATTCATCTCGTTTGTTTTTATGTTTCTTCTTGAGTTTGTAATGATACTTACCATCTACTTTTTTGTCGAACTCGTAATTATCTGGTTTAGGACAATGTAGATATGCCCAATTGTTAATAACCACACGACCTGATTTATTCTCAACCAATGGATATGTTTTACAAAAAACAGGTCGTTCTTCACCTAAAGTACAACCACTTCCATCTTTACTCAACAAATCACAACAACCATCTTGTGGCCATTCTAATTCTAAATCAAGTCCAAATTGTTTTTTGTATTTTTTTTGTTCTTCTTCCGTAATTTCGACATGAAAATTCTGATGATTACAGCAACCAAAGTTACATAATCCACACATTATCTTTTTTTCCAACCACGCCTTAGAAAAAGTCGTGTTCGATTTGCTCATGTTTTCTTCTCATTTCTCTATCAATTATAGTTTCATATTCCGATTTATGCCACTTGATAGGTTCAATGTAATTCAAGTCATATTCTTTTATACCAACATCCCAAAACAAAACTTTCTTAGATGGTTTTATATTCTTTATCATCCAATCCCAAGCTTTGGCTTCATAGGTTTGGTCAAGTTGTATCTCCTCGTCCAACTTAAGTTTATGTTGGTATGGATAATAGCTTTGAACCACATTGAAATCCCCATCGAATTTGTATTTGTCAGGTAAGTTGTCGTATGATTGTTTTTTGTTTTTATTTACATAATCACTAAGTGCTACAGGATATATTGTTTTGATATTTTTATTCCAAATCTTACTTCCCATGGCCACACCCAACATAGATAAACCACTACCAGCTATTCCAACTACGGTTTCCACATCATCGGGTACATTCTTAACTTGTTGAGCAACTGTATTCATGACTTGAAATCCATTCATTCCAAATTTAATCTGAAAGTAACCTGTTTCCACCACAAGTTTTTTAGCATCGAGTTCGGGACCCGATATATTCGGATTACCTACACCATATACTTTCGCCCCAAATTTCTGTGATAGTGAGGCATTCACTCTGTAACTATCTCTAATGTGGTCAGGATAGTATGGTATTGTGACCAAACACTTTAGTCCAAAATATTTAGCAACAGCACTCGTTATACAAGATTGAGGTGATGGAATACCAGCTGCTGTTAGTATCCCACCATTACAATTTTCTTTTATGTGTTCTAAATTATCATAAACGAGTTTTGCACATTGTCTAACCTTACCACCACTTACGCCACCAAGATTAAATTGGTCGTCTCGTTTTAATCTATAACCTTTGTACTCCTCAATAGGAGTTAATTGATTTACCCAATCGTGGAAATGTTCTTCACTAAACTTTGGAAAGTTATCGAGATTAATCGACATCCTGAACTGCTACCAAGTAGTAAGTTACATCATAATCATCAACACTAAAATTAATTTTAGCTAATCCACCTTCACTAACTTCAAGTGTAGCACTTTCACATTCTTTGTTAGCAACCAATACATCTTTAAATAAATTAGCGTTAAAACTAACATTTTTTATTTCGGATGATTCGGTTGTAATAACAGGAATTGTAACTCTATTTGTGTTGATTGAAGCATAACCTATAATAACCTTTGTATCAGTTCCATCACTCAATACAGTAAATGTTTCAGTATCACTTAGGGCACTTTTACCACTTACAAACCTTGTAATGAATTGTCTGTCAACCTTTATTTTAACTTGAAACTCAGGTAGTTGTTTCAACGCTGGTGGTTGATTGATAACCGATTTATCCGACAACATAAAGTTTACACTTGAATGTTGGTCGTTAACCTCAAGGGCTATCGCCTTATCACCACTTTTAGAAACATTGTAAGATACATCATCACTAAGTACACTTAAAAGTTTACTTAATTGTTCTGTATCATAAACACCGAGTTCAGTATCTTCAAAAGTAAATTTATCACAACTCAACTCACCTAAGAGTGATTTATCACCTGTTATGAATCGAGTAGATAGTTTACTATTATTACTATTAATAACCACGGCATTAACATTACCACTTAAGTGGTACTTTTCGATAAACCGAGTTAATTTAGCCTTTTCCATTTGCTATTTCTCCTATTTTAATAACCATATATACATATATATAGTAAGTTTATTTTTCAAAATTAAAAAAATCTTTCTATTGTTTGTTCCTTGTCGACTGGTTTTCCCCAATTCAAACTATCGTAGAACATCTTAATTTTTTTGGTCATAGCTTGGTCATAGATTTTATCTATATCCATAGTATCTCTGATAAATTGCATAATTTCAGGTGGGTCTTCATACCCTTTATACGCTACAACCTTCAATCCCAATGGATTGTTCTTTAAATACACCCACCTAATCTTGTCACCATTGTTGATAAAACCATATTTGTTATCTTGTTTGAAATGTCTTACCAAGTCATTATGTGCTATCGCAGCTTTCACATGAACAGGACAACCCTTCTTTGTTTCACTAAACACGGTTGTTGATTCATCATTTCTTTGTAAATATTTCCATATTCCCTTTACACCAGTAGGTGAAGATATTTCATCCAACGGATTATATTTCATGTTTTTCTTAAACCTAAGAATTCTATGGTCAATCTTATCCTTTGGTACACTCATTAAAATATCATCCAATACATCAGCCAATAACTTTCTGAATGATGGAGCAAAGTTACTACGGACTGTATCTAAACCCTTTACCATAGTTTTATTAACTTGAACACCATTATCGGATATAATCTTCATACCATATCGTTTCTTCACAATGAACAATCCAGCCTTTGCTACAATCTCCTGCTTAATCTCAAATCTATGAACATCAAGATTACAGAACTTCTTAGCAAAGTAATTATAACTATTGTTGAGATAACCTTGTACTTCAGTTGCTATCTCATTAATCCTCTGAGTCATCATTACATCACTCAACTCTTTATTTGGAAACCTATGTTTAACCAAAGGTACGGCTGAATAAAATACCGAATCAGTATCAATATAAATACAATAATCCTTGTTCGTCCCTAATTCTTTATTGTAAAAATGATTACCAATCTTTTTTGTGAATTTGATTAACTCTTGACCTGTTTTTGTAGTGGCTTCCGCATTATCCAAATCGTAAAACCTAAATACAGGTAAACCCAAAACACCATACATGGAGTTCAACACAATCTTCTGAATATGCTGTCGTCTGTTAAAATAACCATATTGGTCATCATCTCCAGCATCACCGAACTTCTTTGCAAGTGCTCTAAACTCTTTTCGTTTATCAAACCAACTTGATAACAGTGTCGGTATCAAACCTTTTTTATCTGTCCGATATAAGATACCATTATTAGATATGGATACATTATTCTTATCAAAGTAATCTTGTAGTTCAGTTTCAGTTAATGCACCTTGTGTTCTACCATTCATCTGAATACTATAAGTTTTATTCTTACCACTAATAAATTCTTTAGGTTTCCAACCGACCACCTTACCCAATTTGGTTTCAGGTGATATATTCAAACTCATAATAATTGATGGATACATACTCGTAATATCCAAATCATAAACCCAATCGTGTTTTCCTCTTTGTGGGTCTTGGACATAAGCTCCAGTAAATTTCTTTTTAAACCCTTCTTCGTTTCTTTCAGGTTTATTGGGAGCAACCACACCAAGTTTTTTTAGATAAACCAATATAGCACCTTCTAAAAATCTTGAGTCATATTGTATGTCTTCGTATGGTACATGACCTACATGACAAATTCCTCGTGCGACATCAATGAAATCTAACTTATCATCTAATTTTTTTACAATTCTAACATCATGTATGTTGTACTCTATAAATTGTTCCAAGTGGTTTTCATACAAATCATTAAGCGTTCCTTCATATGAAATTTTGGATGTTCCAACCTCTGATACTCCGATATCATCTAACCTATAACTTGGTTTTGAACTGAATGTAAAATTTTTATATAGGGCCAAATAATCTAAACAACTCACACCAGCAATCATATATCGTTCTCTGTATTTATTATAATAGATGTGGTTGATTGGAGATAGACAATTAGCTATATCTTCTCCCATTGTGTTGTAAATTCTATTATAAAGGTATGGAATATCAAAACCATCTATGTTCCAACCAGTTATGATTGATGGTTTAACATTCAGATAATACTTAAGAAAGGTTTTTAACATATTCTCTTCTGTAGAGAATGATTTTACTACCTCACTCTTACCCCACTTTTTATTTTTGTCAAGTTTGTGTTCCTCATCTAATACAAAACAAACATAAACATCATTTTCGTTATCGTGACAAGCTATAGATGTTATCTTGTTTTCGGCTTTCATAGGATTTGGGAATCCCTCTGTAACTTCAACCTCGATATCGATTATCATAATCTTATGACCAGTTGATGGTTCATCACTATCGGTATACATATCGATGAGAGTTCGTGTTTCAGGATTTATATCACTCTCGAATAATCCCTCGACATCCTTATCCCATCTATAAATCTTTTTGAGTTTATCACCATACAATGAAACATGAGTCCCATAACTATCTTTTACATATGCATATTTTTTGAATGGAACCATGACATGACCATTCTTATCATCCCATATGTGAACTTTTCTTTTTGAACTATCGTAGTAAATATTTTGATACAATTAAGCACTTCTCCATTTATTTCGTGTTAGAATTTACGAATAAAAACCATTAAAGTCAAGGACTTTTTGCGAACAACCTGATAAAAAGGGGGATATATTTCAATCCCCCAAGTTTACCTTTTTTAGAAATTAACAGAAAGTCCTAAGTTAAAGTGTCTTGGTGTACCCAAGAATACTTCAGCGTTATGAGCTAAGTGAAGTTTATCACCATACCCATTGTACTTACTATTATCAACTGCGTCTTGAATGTATACATTATCAAGAGCGTTAAATAAATGACCATGTAAAGTCATGTTAAGTCCTGCTACTTCAGGTAACTGATAAGACAAGTGTAGGTCTAACTTACCATAAGATGGTGTTTTCCATACTTGTGCTCTATCTACATCACCCTCAACTTCACGAGAATCAGGACTCCAATCTGAATAGTGGTTATCATACCATCTATAAAGACCTTGTACACTCAATCCTTCGATTGGTTTTAATGTTAATCCACCAACATAAGCTGTTTGTGGCATATCACCAACTTTTAGATTGTTTAATGCGTACTCATACTCAGTAGATGTTTGACCAATGATTTGGTTGTCATCATTGTATTCCATCTCTGTGTAATCACCTTTTGCGTCTCCATCAAAATACCAATCACCAACACTAATAGCAACATCTAAGTCAACCATTTCGTGAAGAGCCACTTTAGACTCAATCTCGAAACCACTATGACTTTGATTTACACCAGTTAGGTAAATGATATCAGTATCACCTGAGTCACCTTGTCCAGTTGTAACAGATTTGGTAAGGTTTCTATCCTTCCATTTAGTGTTGTAGTAACTACCTTTAACGGCAACTAAACCACTTCTGTATTCACCACCAACTTCTGTAGATATGAATTTTTCATTATCAGGATTTGTAGATACATTTCCATCATAATCAATTACATTATCTAAGATTGGGGGTTTCTGAACATAACCAACATTGGCAAACGCTGATAGTCTGTCGTCAAGATTGTATCTACCACCACCTTTAACTTGAAAAGTAGTAATAGCATCTGCTTCAACAAAGTTATCAATCTTGTTTCCATCCTCATCTACATCAAGAGCGAAATGGTCTTCATAAGTATATCCGATGGTTGAAATACCACCCATACCATAAAGATTAATCTTCTCTGTGTCGTATTGACCTTGTAGAAAAGCACCAAACCAATCAACCGTAGTTTCGTTGTGATAGGCGATAATATCACCTAACTTAACAACTTTACCATCAGGTGCGTTATCATCGGCGAAATCTACATAGTAGTCTCCACCTAATAAATCACGAACCTCACGGGCGTGTTCTATACCAGCTGTTCTCCAATCAATACCAATCTGAACTTCAAGTTCATCTGATACATCATAGTTTAACTTTGAAATCAAACCATAAGTGTTTTGTCTATTGATTGAATTACGAAGAATACCAGTAGATTTGTTTTCGGTATCTGACCATGCAGAATCTACATTAGCAGAGTTCTGTGCAATCTCTCCATCCCAATCCCACATCCAAGGTGAACTTGCGTACCAAGGTTCTCCTTCAACTGCAGGTTTTCTACTGACACTTCCGTAAGTACCAGTTCCACCACCACTACCACCACTCCAATAAGCTACAGAGCTTAAAGTCATTTGGTCGTTTAAATCGATAAAATGATTTAAATTCACAAGTGGTTTATGAAAGAAGTTTTCTCTTTCATTTAGGAAATCAGAACTAAACCTATCTGTAGTTTTAGCACCATACATATACCAATATTGTTGGCCTTTGTATGATGGGTCTACAGGTGCCCAATTCTGATTGTAGAACCTACCAGCTTCGGTTTCAAACTTCTCACCTTCAGCAAATGCTGTTGGGTCGTAGCCATTACCTTCATCATCAAACCCAATATCTTTAGCCAACTGCTGTGAGTAGGTAGCGATATTCTGTTTGTATAGGTTCTGTCCATGTCGTTGTGGTGCTCCTATTGCGTATAACTCAAATCGTTGTTTGTCCGATACAGCATAAGATGTACCTAAATAATAAGCCCAAGCATCTGTCCAAGTTCCATCTATAAAACCATTTCCGGTTTTACGAACAATCGTTCCACTTACTGCTAGTTTATCATTTATTAGACCTGAGTTATAATTCAAAGTGGTTTTTAAGAACCCACCCTCACCGACTTCTTGTTTCAACTTCCCACCTTTCTCGTGAGTCGCTGGGTCGGTGATAATATTCATAGTTCCACCAATTGAAGGTGTTGCTAAATTAACAGCTGATAGTCCCCTTTGCATCTGAATTGAGGAAGTAGCGTCTCCTACTCCATCCCAATTAGACCAATAGACCCATCCGTTCTCCATATCATTTTGGGGAACTCCATTAATCATTACGGCAACATTCCGTTGATTGAATCCACGAACATTAATACGGGCATCTCCCGCACCACCACCTTGTTGTGTAGCATATACACTTGGTGTCGTGTTAAGAATCATTGGAATGTCTTGAGAACCCAATCTCACTTCCATTTCTTCTTTACTAACATTAGTGTAAGCCACAGGTGTTGTTTCATCCGCTCTTGAAGCCAAAACTTCAAGTGCCGTGAGAGCAACAACATCAGTTTCTAAATTGAAACTAACACTCCCAACTATGTCCCCAACTTTTATTGTCTTAGTTTGGGATACATAACCGATGTATGAAGCAGTAATACCAAAAGTACCTTCGCCAGTTTCGATAACGAACTTTCCAGCATCGTCTGTAACTCCACCGAGTTCAGTACCTTCTATTATTACATTTGCTCCAACAAGTGGTTGTTCTCCGACTCCAACAAAACCAGTAACAGATTGCCCAAAGACAACCCCTACTGACATTATCAGACCGAAGATTAGATTACGATAGTTCATAGTAATCTCCTTGTTTTGTTTGTGAAATGACACATTTTTCTACAGGTGTGTCGTCTGCCTGTCCGCTTTTTTTTATTCATTGTCATTAGTTGGTGTAATTTCTTCTACATCACAAAAGTCACCATCACAGAATTTTTCTATGTTGGCTTCTTCGTTACTAATAACTCCGAAACTTAACTTACCGAGTTTCTTTGCTTGTTTATTGTACTCTTTTTCATCAATAGACTCGTAAGGCATTTGTTTATATGCACCTAAGTCATGTCGTGGTAATAATGAAATACCTTTCAAGTGATATTGAAAATAATTTAATACTTGTGGTATTTCATTTGCTTCTTTTTCAGGATCGAAAGTCACGGTACAACTGACTTGGTTATCTGCCCAATGTCTTTGCATAAAAGCTGCTAAACTGAATTGTTCCCATATTGATAACTCACCTACGGTTCTAATACCCTCTCCAACATCAACAGGAACCTCAACCACCATTGTGGTATCTTCTGAACCAAAAGCTGGTTCTATCTTATAACCTGCCCTTTTCATAGGTTCTAATAATTCTGAATGCTTTGATACTCTTATTCTCCTAATGTAAAAACGACTCTCAGGGTAATGTAATCCTGGAGTCGCTCCTGCTAATAGTGAAACTGTACCACTTGGTTTTACCGATGTGGTTTTGATTGACTTTGGAATGGCAAACCAATCAGAGTACATATCATCCCATTCTTGTATTGTATCGTATCCCTCTTCTAACCAATTCTTCAATGTATCAATACCACGATTGGTTATGAATTGTGCTACTCCACTTACACTACATCCGATTCTTCTGTTTCTCAACATAACTCGGTTTGTATCACTCCAATGTGTCTTACCTAATGTAACTGATTTTGCGTAAAGATAAGCATACTTGAGTGTTCTTTTATAATCATCCAAGTCATCGTGATTATCAGGAAAAGTTTCGACCAAACAACATAGTTCGTAACTTTCTAATGTTTGTTCTAAACAAGGATTACCACCCATGGCTCTATGGTCTTTGTTGTCTCCACCATTCTTCATACGAGAATATTTTCTCATATTGTCTAACCATGCAAATCCTGGTTCACCATTATCTACAATTCTCTTAGAAGCTTCAGTATAATCCATACCAAGTTCAGCAAATATTGAATTGTTTGAAGTCCAACCATATTGGTCACGATGTGGATTTACTTTATAATTCTTTAAATCTAAATATTCTTCATTGTCAGCATCACCAAATACAATCTCAGCAGTTCTTCTTACATTACCAGCCACAACACATTTACCAATCAAATTCATTATGTCTACGATTGTTGTTATTGTAATTGGTTCACCACTATTACTTTCGAGAACAGAAGTGATACTTTCGTGAACCTCTTGTAATGGTTCAGGACCACTCGAAACACCACCAAAACCTTTGATTGGTACTCCTGCTGGTCTTACTATAGAGTAATCAAACTCTACTGGTGCTTGACCATGAAAGTAACTTTCCAAAAGTAGTTTAACAGATTCTACCCAACCTTCTCTCGTGTCAGGTATTTGAAAAGTTTGTGGGTCTCTATCCTTGTCCACTCCCTTTACTACTATTTCGTTAGCACCTTTTGTATCAAATCCAACTCCTACACCCAACATACTTGCATCCATAAGGAAACAAAATGGTTTAGCATAGTCTTCTTTGAGTGTCTTTGTTGATACAAATGCACAATTGTTTAGGGCGGCGTATAAACCTTTTTCCTCTGTGACTGGTGTACCCATAGCCCACAGACCGCGTCCAGGAGGCAGAAACTTCATAGTAAATATACGCTCATACATATCTTGAGCACTTCTTTGAGCTTGCCACGCATTCCACCCTAATTGGTGTGATTCAATCCAATTCTTTTGCATAGTGTAAGTACCTTCTACAACTCTTTGTACGGTCTCCCACCATCTTTCATTTTTTCCATTGTCTTTTATTCTCGAATAAGTTCTCATGTATACTAACTCACCCAAACCATTAAAACCAAATGGTGCCTTTTTTCTTTTATATTTTTTTATAAAATTATCCGATAACTGAAATTTTTCCATTTTACTCCTCTGCTTAATCTTTTATATATAACGCCGTATAACCCCGACCTTTGATAAATATAATATATATTCCTTTCTATTCGAAGCCATCGAGGTCTTTTTCAAATATTTTTTTCTTTTCTGCTAGTGTTTTTCTCATAAACTCTTGTGAGTTATCCATCTTACCTTGAGCATCTACACCACCACTTGAAGTAGATTCAAACACTTCAATTTTACCAATATTGGTATTTATTTGAGATGGATAAGTAACTCCATCTGGCCCGAACCTATTTTTAATCACATGAAATCTACCTGTGTTTGCTATTTTGTCTTCTACCTTCCTACTAACCGAAACAACAAAATCTGCTATCATCACCTTTGAGTAAGCTTCTGCAACTTTTGTAGCGTCAATCACTTCTTCTTCCAATGAACTACGATTCGCCTGAGAGGCTGTCCATATCGGACATTCTATTTCACCAGCTAATCCTCTTAAATCCTCATAGATATTTTCCAATACATGCCTCTTTTCACTACCCATACCCTTCAAGATGTCAGCGTAATCAACCAATACCAAATCAGGTTTTGTACCTTGTATTTCTATCTGACTCAAGTGTGCGGCTAGAGTTTGAACTGTAGCACTTTTGGTTGGAAAGTATTTAATAAGTAATGTACCTTTAAGAGCATCTATCTTTTTCTTCACATCTTCTTGATAGAACTTAATATTGGCTGTCGGTACTCCACTAACTATAGTATCGTATCGTAATCCAACATAGTTTTGGTTTAACTCTAATGTATAATGAACAACATTCAAACCTCGTTTAACTGCACTTGCCCCCATACTTTGTAAACACCAAGTCTTACCAATACCAGCTGGAGCCACAACAACACCGAGTTCTCCACCACCTAATCCACCATCCATCAGTTCATCAATCGGATCCCAACCTGTTTTTACGGTTATTCTTGAGGATTTTGTAAGTCTTTCTTCAATACCATCGATATAGTCATGTCCTAAATCTCGTTCACTACCAGCCTTCATGGCTTCATCAACCATCTTCTTTATCTCATCGTATTGTCCAACTTCCAACAAATCCACGCTCTCTAATATAGCAGCCTTAATAACTTGATTCCTACAAAACTCTAAGGTTTGTTCTTGTACGAATTTCAAGTCTGTACTCTGAATCAATCTCCAACTTTCTTTCAATCCATCAACTACAGCAACTTTGAGTATATCATTTTCTATCTCATCTATCTTAACTTTCATCACCTCAAGTGTTGGTGAGGTTTTGTACTCAAAGAAATATTCTCTGATGGTTTGTGCTATCCATTTATTGGAATCAGCATCAAAATATTCAGGTTCTAATATATCACAAATGGTTTGTAAAAAAACCTTCTCACCCAATAGGGATGAAATAATTTTAGTTTGGAATTTGTGTCCGAATTTAAGTAAAGTGTTTTGTTCACTCATTATTGGTCACCATAGATACTCTTGCCTCTATTTTGTCTTGTCTTTTCTCGTTTCTTCTTCTTGTAATTATCACGGGCCTTCTTCAAAATCTTATCTTTGTTGCGCTCGTAATGTTCCATCTGCCACTTTCTCTGAGCTTCTCGTTTCTCTTCTTCTGTTTGATATTTACGCTTTCGTCCCATTGTTAATCTTTGCAAATCTGTTCAATTTAGTCCAAGTTTGCATTATCCAACTATCCATGTTCGGTAGAGCACCATACATCCTATCCTCTATAAACATCTTTTGAAAGTTTGGTTTGGATAGTTCAGGTATCTCACCATTTACTATTTTGTTTACTTTTAATTTTGCGTTTCCACTAATGTCAACATCTTGAAGTTGCATCAATTTATGATTCAAATGTATTGTATCGATACTATCTAAGATTAAATCATAAAATCTACTACCTTTATTCTTTTGAGCTTCTTTTATAATTTCATCACGAGTTATCTTAACATCATCACCAAATTGTGGAAAGTTTTTTAAGAGTGTTTTAATTCCAATTCCCATAACACCCTTAATGTTATCAGATTGGTCACCTTCAAAAATTCTACTCAACAATAAGTTCTTAGATGTAACCTTGTATTCTTCTAATACTTTTTCAGGATTGTAGAGTTTCTTTTTTGTCGGCGACCAAACCGAAATTCTGTCACTAACCAATTGTAAAAAATCTTTGTCGGTACTCATGATTGTTGTTTTACTCTTGGGTAGTAACTGTTTTGCGATATAAGCCATCACATCATCTGCCTCGACATTGTCAACTGAAATTATATTCACGGGCAGTTTTTCCAAATATTCAGCACATCGTGATAATTGCATCAACATAGAATGCCGTTCATCATCTATGTTTTCGAATTCATTAACTCGATTAAGTCTGATTTTGGTTGTTCGTTTTGCCTTATACTCAGGATAAAGTTTACGGCGGCGGTTACTCCCACCTTTACCATCAAAAACTATGATAGTGCGAGTAGGAGCTAACATCTTAATTGCGTAACCAACCGATTTAAGAAAACCAACTATTCCACCAACATGAATACCATCATCATTGGTAGTTGGTATAACACTAAACACTCTAATAAAAGTATTTAAGCCATCTATTATCAGTACTTTCTCATTGGGATTATTGGAGTAAGAATCGCCGCCGTTTTTCTTTATTTCATTTAGTATCGATATGTATCGACCTTTACTCATCTCCGACCACTTCATCTGTATATTCCACATCATCAATACCCAACTCTTCGGTTTGGTATTTTAAGATTGATGCTTCACATATTTTATCATACAAGTATTCTTCGAGTTCAGGTCTTTCTTCCAATACTTTTTTGAAGTCTTTAGATTGGAACTTAATGTCCTTACCTTCAAATTGAATAGTGTACCACGCTCCAGCTACTTTGACCAACTTATGGTCTTTCATAACTTGTAACCAACTTCCCTTATCATCAATACCACTATCGAAATAAAGGTTAAAGTCAGCGTGTCTTAGAGGTGGCCCTAATCTGTTCTTGATTATTTGTGCTCGAGCTTTCATACCTAAAGTATTTTTCTTCGTGTCTTTAATCTGTCCCATATTCTTTAATCGAATACGAGTAGAGGCGTGAAATGGTAATGCTTTACCACCACTTGTTGTCCACGGATCTCCAAACATAACTCCGAGTTTTTGTCTGAGTTGGTTTGTAAATACCAAAGCTACTCTTTCTCTACCTACCATTTGGGTAATCTTTCTCATAGCCTTTGAGATAACAATGGCTTTAGAAGTTGCCCATCCATCTTTGTCATAGTCAGCTTCCATCTCAACCTTTGTTGAAACTGCTGCTAAACTATCTACCAAGATAGTCACTAACCTATCTCTATCACTTTCACGAACCTTTGTGATTATATTTTCAATACACTCAAAAATATCCTCTACGGTTTCAACATGAAGATAGAGTAGGTTTTGTACATCGATACCAATTGTTTCTAACCACTCACGACTAACTGAAGTCTCAGTATCAATGTAGACTGCAAGTCCACCCTTCTTCTGAGTTTCTGATAATATGTGAGTTCCTATCAAAGACTTACCACTACTTTCCAATCCGTTAATTTCGGTTATACGACCAACGGCGATTCCACCATTTGGTCTATTGGAAATAGCTAAGTCTAAGATAGATGAACCAGTTGATATAAACTCCTTGATGTCTGTAGGAGTGGAATCACTTCCATCTAAAAAGTAAGCGACACGATTGTTCTTGAAGTTCTTATTAAGATTTTCAGCGAGAGCCTGTGCCAGCTCGTCTTTGACTGCTAAGGACATTGAGTTCTCCTATCTATTAAGAATTAAAAAGGTCATCAAAAGCATCACTTACATTTTCAGTTGTACTAACTGCTGATTTAAGTGTAGATGCTGGTACTGATTCTTCTTTAGTTTCTTCTGAACTCTCTTCCTCATTTTCAGGATTTAACCAAGTGTTAAGAGCTTCACTTAGTTCATCATAAGATAATTCTTGATAAACTTCGGTGATGTCTTTTTGGTTGTCCAAGATATTCTCAAGTTGAGCTTTATCTTCTGTGATTGGTGTTTGATTTGGTTTAACACGAATGTTTGTTTTTGGAAACGATGCTCCAGTTTCTTCCGCGGTTAAAAACTCAACTCCAACATCACGACCATTTAATGGGTCAGCGATATCACCATAATCAGGATCTGCTATGATTGATAGTAGTTCTTGATAAACAGTTTTACCAAAACCCCAAAACTTAACACCTTGTGCTTCTTCTCCACGAACCACTACTGGTGCGAATGTTCTGAGTTTTGCTTCCAACTTCTTACCAAGTCTCCAATCCTCACGATTACCACTTGACTTTAACTTGTCAGCAAACTCTTCGATTGGGTCAGGTCTTCCAAATGAAGTTGGTGAAAGATAAGACTTTCCACCTAAGTCATAATGAAAAAACAACTCAATAAACGGAGTGTCTTTTTGTAGTTTGTAAGGTACTATTCTGATTTGAGTTTTACCCGGTTGGGGTTTCCATAGATTTGTGGTACGAGTATTAGTTGTTTGTAACTGAGCTAATCTCTTCCGTACTGCGTTAATATCCATTCGATATTCTCCTTATGTTTTATGTTTAATTAGTTAATTATTAATTGTCATTGGTATGACCTTTGACAAATATAAATATAACACTTTGATAAAAAAATCAATTATTTCTTGCTAAAAAAAAGGTGATGAGTTTTATTTGACAATCGGATAAATCATCTGGTATATGTAACAAGACCTCACCACCTTTATATAAATTGGAAAGTTAGGGAATACAAACACACCCTTCTCATCGCTTTAATTCTGTAAGGATACTTTCCAAAAATGAAAATTTGGGGATGCAGGATTTGCGAATACCTACAACTTTCAGACTCAGATTTTTTCTACCTTGTACCTAACACCCAAAAGTTACTTTGGTTCTCCTCAATGATGGTTAGTCATCGTCAAAGTGAGTACAACCTCTGTGCCATTACCTTAACTCTCTGAGTTTAGTTTATTCGGTCACAAGATG